TAATTCATAAGCAGAATAGCCATTCTCACCTTTTTCGCCTTTAAGTACAGTGTTAGTCCATTCCTCTTCAGTTTCTGTAGCATTAGGATGGTACTTAAGCCAACTTTGATAAGCAGATAAACCTGGCTCACCTTTATCTCCTTTTATATTAAGAGATTGATACAAACCATCTAAAGTATCTCCTTTAGTACCTACCCAAAAATATGATACATTATCTATTATATAAGGACCTCCGTATTCTTCTACAGTAGTAGGTAATTGATTAACACTGTCAAGAATAGTAAAACTGCCAAAATTAATAACAGTTCTTGTTTTACCAACAGGAATCCAATAGTCTCTATCAGAAAGGTCATTTTTCACACCAGCAGGAACTCGTTTTCTACTGATATAGCAAATGTCATCTTTACTAGATTGAACTAATACAAGTCGGTCATAACTTTTATCTTTATCCCATAAATCTTTATCAACTGTAATAGCAACTTTACCTAATCGTTCAATTATCGTTTTCATAATACAAATCACTAAATCCTATACCAGTTATACCTTTATAATTTACTACACATTCAAAATGATGAACCCCAGGGGCTACAGCATTTACATCATTAAATCTTCTTACCATAACTCCATCAAAATAATATTGATAGTCAGTATCGTTGATATTAATGACTTTACCTCCAAATTTGACTTCAATATCAGCACAAGGTTTTACTATACCATTTATTTTTTCATATGAACCTCTGATATTTACATCTAATACTCTACTAACTTTTATACCAGTTTGAATAGCAATATTTTCAGGAGATGGTTCGTTATCAGGATCAGACCCATCATCATTCAAACCATAATCTTCAGGACCTAATCTGAAATGTTCATCAAAGCCATCATCAAATTTATGTTCATACAATTCCATATCATCAGGATTAATATAGAACATTGGTGTTTCACCACATGAAACAAAGGCTTTAAGTTGCCCATTTTCATCTACTGGAAATACAAAAGATGTAGAATTATCTTTATCTTTGTAGATTTGATTGATTTTAGTTTTAATATATTTAATTAAAACTTCAGCAAGTTTATCCTTGCCAAGTTTTCTTGCAGCAACTGCTGCATTAAACATATTAAAACATTCAATAACACCGCTATTTCTATCTTTGCAACTAGCCTTACAATCTTTCAGCATTTCTTCACCATAATCAGCTAACATAGCTAATATACGATGATAAACACAAACATACTCTGCAGGAATAGTTACATAGATATATTCAAAATCTACAGGTACTAATTCTGTATTAAGTTCTATAACTTCACTCATAATTTTAGAACTTTATTATATAAACTATCTAGTTTATCTTGTTGCTCTTTAGAAAACACATTAATGTTTTCATAAGCATGAATCATAATAATACTCCAATTCAAAATAGTACTTTTATTTTTATTTGGAATATAACCTCTATCTAATAGAGAACAAATATGATTAGCAATGGCTGGCACCCTATTTTCAAGGACGCCAACCATTGCATTACTTAATCCTTCATCATACAACATAAACTTTATGTGTTGAATATTTTATTACTTATATAAGTAGAATACTCTGTAACAAATATAGAAATTCTATTGCTAACTTGAGTAATTCTAGTCATAGCATCTTGATGATTGTAAATGATGTTTATGACATTATCCGCAATTTCTTTTATCCAATCTTCATTTAATTTTGTTGCAACATTTACTTCTTTAATTTCAAATGCCGATAGAGAAGAATATAATTTGTAATATTCAGAATTAACTAACTTTTGTACGTTATCTACAATTAATTCTTTGTTATCTTCGATATTATTGTGAACAATTACACTAGATACAGATTGCATCAATCTAAATGCCATTGCTGCAAATCCCATTGTAATGGCTGATTCACATTGTCGAAGTTCTTTCCTTTCAGCATCCTTTAAAGTTTTATCAAGTACGCTATTTAATTTAACTATGTTAGCAGTATTTTCTTTAAGAGCAGATGCCATTTCAAGTAATGGTTTACTCTTTTGCTTAGCTTTAAAATAATCAATAAGACGAATAATTAAAGTATAACAAATAAAAACACCACTAGATATGGCTACTGTAACATAAGAGGAATTACGAATACTTTCATTTACAATATCATTAATTGTTTGAAAGTCATTCATAATAGAAAGAAGTCTATCACCTCCCCCGTAAGAAGGAGATGATAGATAATCTTAACTTATTAACTACCAACAGGAGTTTTCCCAGGATTGTTAGCATCGCTGAGACCAAGGATAGTATCAATAGCAGATACTGCAGAACCATTTACAGGAACTGCAATATGAACTACTTGCCATACCCTCTCGTCACGAGTCTTAGCAGCATCACGACCAACTCTGAAACGAAGAGTATAAACATTATAAGTGGTATTCTCTACTACCTCAGGATAGCCAGGATAGATGGTATCACCATCACGATATGTATCAGTGAAGCCCTTACCAGCAGCACAACGAGATGCCAAATCTTGAATGTCAGCCATATCACCCATAGCCTTTTCACCAGCAGTAAGAGTTACAGTATTGTTATTGTCATCATCAATAGCTACATTTAAACCATCAAGACAATCGGTGAAATGAATAGTCCAATCTTCACCAGGATTCTCGCAATCAATAGATACTTCATTGCTATAACTCTCAGCAGTAATGGGAAACAGTTCGCTAGTCTTGTCATTTACAGCCTTAACAAGAGCAGTAGCTACATCAGAGGCACTTTCGCTTTGAGAAGCAACCATCACACTCCAACTATTACGTTCATGAGGAACGGCACCCTTTTTAATCAATGTAAAACCATACTCTGCAATAGGGGAATGGACCATTGAAGTAGGATTAACCAAAGTAGCTACGTCACTAGGATTAGGAACTAGAAACCTAATATTAAAAGGAACAGCTGCTTTAGGTGTAGCCTTAACTACACTAAGAGAAGCCAAATCTACCTCAGGAATTACAAAAGGAACTTGACCGTTAGGACGACCAAGAGCAATAGCAAAATTCTTCGTAGGCTTAGCTGCAAGAAGTGTATCAGTACCACCAACTCCACCAAGTTCGATGAAAGAAATAGCACCAGCTTTCAGACCACTATAATCATAAGCAGATACAGTCTTGCCAGTTTCAGCTGCGTTAAGAGCATTTGCACTATTAACAATCAAAAGTTGTTTCATTGTTTCTTACTTAATTTTATTGTTGATAACCTTCATTATCAGGACGAACATTATTTCTACCTATTTCACGTTGTTGAGATTGTTGCTGTTGTTGATTAGCATAAAGACTTCCTTGAATAGCAACACGATATAAATCTACTGCGTGTTTAAGAATATCTACATGCATATAATCAGGAAGATCACAATTTATATTACGTTGATTAGGAATATCAGCTCTGTATTGTACTTTAACAGGATACCTCAAATAATTAACTTTAACTTGATATGGTGTAATTTTAGTACCATTTGGCATTTCTCCTATATATACATACAAATCGCCATCTGTTATAACAGCTATTGGACTTCTAAATCTAGGTTTTAATATAAAATCTTGTAAAGTATCAGCAAGATACATATTTTCTATAATTCTAATAGGATACCAACTAGTAATAGTATTTGCATCATTATTAAAATCATAGGCAATAGATAAATCAGCAAGATACATAAACTCATCTAAGAAATCAAAAAAACCATCACAAACAAATAAATTATCAGGTGATTGTTTTTTATCAAAAGGACAAGGTGTTTCATCAAAGCCTAAAGTATGAGAAGTACTCAATGTTCTCAAAGCATTGATTTGACCTAATTTAGAATTATCAGTAATAATTCTATCATTGGTCAAACCAATGTTTGTTCGAACAATTTCATTAACGTAATCAGAAATGCTCGTATTGATAAGAACATCAATTTGCTCTGGAAGTATGGCGCGAACATTTTGCATACCCATTTGTTGAGCATACTGTCTAAACCATACGTGCATTTCGTTTAAGTCCATCAGTTATGAAAGTTTAAATAAGTTTGAGTTTATTTTCAAGTGCAGTACGAATATCTTTATGTTCAGGATTCTCAAACCAAGCAATAGCTTCGTTCATATTTGCACCAATAAAGGTACCGTCTGCTGTAGAAATTTGTTGATTGAACTCAGAACGTACAAGTTCACCACGAGTGATACAAGTTTCAATAAACGACTTAATACCAATATTTCTATCATCAACAAGTTTATTAAACTTATCAGGATTAGAATTAACAAAGTCAATCATCATAGAAACCTTTTCATCACGACCTTTAAGAAGAGCATCTGCCAGATTGTCACCACGAAGAATAATCATTCCAATGTAGACTGCCTCAAACTTAGCATCTGTACCATTGAGTTCTACAAAGTTCTTCATCGCTTTCTCCTTCTGCTTAATCAGCTTCTTCTGCTTTTCAGCTTCCTTAGCTTCATCCTTAATATAGAAACGAATACCAGGGTCAGAATTAATAAAAGCAATATCCTTAGCAACATCTGGATAAAGAAGACAATGACGATACATAAGATAATGCTCAAGATTTTCAGGACGTCCAAACTGATATTTAGAACTTTCCAAATCATTAAGAGCATCAATCTTACGTTTAAGAGCTTCTTTCAGTTTTGAAGTATTAGCTCTATCAGTTTTATCATACTCCTCATTAATCTTGTCTTCTTTCTTTTGAATAGCAATGTAATCAGACTTCTTATTATAAATAAAAGAAGTATTGAGTACAAGATTCTCTTCGTTTACAGTAAACTGTATATTACTGAGCCATGCTTTAACACGAGTAATAAAATCAGGATTGTTAGCTGAAACGCCTATAAGAGCAGGAAAGTAAGCATTTACTTCGCCAGCATGAGATGAAAGAATTTGAGTAGAACGAATTGAAGAACCAATAGTTTGCTTAGGATGTCCAAGCACTTTCATATTTACTCTACGATAATTAGAATAATTATGAACAAGACTAATAGTTACTTGTCGTTTATCAATATATTCTTGATCCATTTCGGCATCTGCTACATTAGTGCCATTTTGTGAACTTTCAGCGCCAATAGCCTTTGCTGCTTCTTGAGCATTATTAGGAGTATTCTGTGGCATATTCAATTTCATTTGATTTAATATTACTTGTTAGAGGACGCACTTCAGCTGCATCATCTTTGTTGCATTGTTTACTTGAAGACCATAAGTATTCTTAATCTCGTAACGTGACATATCAATTTCAGTACCAAGACTGTTAGCAGGTACGCCACCCCAAGAAGCGGGAATAGGAGTAAGACCTTTAAGAACACCTTGCAGATAAATCTGACCTTTCAGACGAACCTTACGAACGTTACGAACACCTTCATAAGTACTCATATCAAGCAGGAAGGCTTGATGAGAAGTCATAGGCAGACCAGTTCTAGGATGAATGTTACCATTTGACTTGTCATTGTCAGCAAGAGTACCACGGTCAAGGAAAGGCAGATGCTGAACAGTGATAATATGATTATCTACAGTCTTATAACGACGGAAATATTTACCATAAGACAGACCACCATTAAAGTCCTCAATCATCTTGTCACCGAGAGGAGTAGCAAAACCTTCAGAACGAGCATCATCACGAATAGCTCTATCGAAGTCCTGCATGAAACCCTTACCAGCCATAAGAACAACCTCCATTTGACCAGTATCAGTGTCCTTATCGAGAACATCACCAATGGTACGCTCAATCTTATTCAGAGTAAGAATTTCACCATAAGTGTCATAATTGCTCTCACGGCAAATCTGAATCATACCAGCAGTATGAGGAATGGGCTGACCATTGTCAGGGTCTACAAGAGGAATTTCACCATTCTCAGTTCTGTTATATTCAGCAAGCCACAGACGCTCTTCATCCATGATACGAATTTGAATATCATGTTGACGCATCTCTTCATTAATCCAAAGGTTAGTCGTGCCACCACCCTTAGTCTTAAATTCATAAGTAACAACTACGTTACTAATGTTACCAGCAATTTCCTTAGAATAACGATGATACTCAAGTTGAGAAGTCATCTTACCAGGACCCATAACATTAGAACGATTGCCCTTAGAATAAGAAGCACTAATTGTAGGAGCAGTCATAGTCCAATACTTACCAACCTTAAGATTATCAGGGTCAACAAAAGTAGTAGGATTAGGGGTAGTCAGTTTCAGACGATAAAGGAAACCACCATGAGGGCCTTCACCAAGATCTTTCATAATACGAGCTTGGAACTTACCATCAGGAGAAATAAGACCATATTGCTCAATCAGCCAATGAGTAGCAAATTCTACATCAAAGAAAGCACCACCCTTACCAGGAGTTTCATTAGCGGTGTTAAAATAAAGAACATAATCATTGTAACGAGAACGACCCATAGTCTTCCAAGTCCATTGTTCTGTTTCAATGTCTACAACACCAGCAGCACCTTGACCTTCAGTAAGGAACGTAAGAGGAAATCTATCATCATCCATACCATAGGTATAGGTTAGAACATTGTTAATCTCAGCAGGATGAGTCAAAGCAAGATGTGCAATAGTCTCCTCATTGGAATAACCGCGGTCATCAAAATTACCACGAGATACTTCTCTAAGTTTGTACATACTTCAATTAATTAATTAAATGTTTAGTTTAAATTATTCAAATTGAACTTGACTTGCATCAACTTTGCTTTGTACTGGCTTCTTAACTTTAATAGTTCTTGTACTACGTTGCTGTTTAGCTTTTTGTTTAAGTACACGAACCTTCTCTTTTTGTACTTCCATATTTACAAGGTCTTTATAACTACCACCTGTAAACATGAGCCATGCATCAATAAGTTCTCTATCGAGAGCTTGTTCGTTTGTCAAATTCTGTAAATCTCTTTGATAAGCAGTCATAGCATTACCTCTTTCATCAGCATATCTTGCACTACTTACATAGTCATAGAAATCTTTAATATTAAGAGTTTGCTTTTGACCATTTACTTCTTTTACAAAAGTTTCAGGAAGTTTATAACCACCAATAGTTCTGGTATTGATTCTATCAGAAACACCTTGCCAATACTCACGTACTTCTTGTGCTTCTTGCTCTCTAGCTGCTTGTGCTTGTTCCTCAAGTTGTTGACGATAAGCTTTATCTTTACCAACAAGAGCTTCGAGTTGAGCCTTAGCCTCATCATAAAGAGCACCAGAATCTTGCAGATATTTAATATAACTTTCACTAAGACTTTTATTTCCAAACTCTTGAGCAGCCATACGAAGAATAGCTTTTTGTTGCTCAGGATTGTCTTTATCAATTTGAATACCTGACCTATCAGGGATGTCACCAAATCCTCTAGGACTACCAGTAAGTTGTACATAATTAATGAAATCCCTAAGCATAGGCATATCAGTAAACATCTTATTGATAGTTCCTTGTTGAATCTCAGTAGTTCTAAGATTAATTACTGAATCAATGTAATTTCTAACACCTTCTGCATCATCAGTAAACTCTACAGGATTTCCGTTTTCATCATTTACCTCAACTCCGAGAGCTTCTTGAATAGCAGCAAGTGATAAAGGACCATTATCATCTGAATCAGCAATTTCATTCTCTTGCAACCACTTAGCAACATCTTCAGCCTTTTTAAAGATATTATTATCTTTATCTACAAGATTACCATTACTATCAACGGTATAAGTTTGTCCATCAAATTCTACTTCAGTACCTTCTTCAAGCTCAGTTGCTTGTTCACCAGCAGGTTCCTGATTAGAATTGTCATCACCATTATTTCCCTCACCTTGGTTATTATTACCATCTTGTCCTGTCACATCATTGACATCCTCACCACTGAGATGAGTAGCATCTTCTTGATTAGCAGGATTAGCATCGGTATTATTTGGCATTGTAGCATTATTATCTACTACACCAGTACCTTCAAAATCAATAGCTTCTTCTGGCATATATTTAACTTTTTGATTAGGTTTAATACTATATTAGCTTTATATGCTACAAAGATACTACCTTTACTCACAACTGCAAAACTTTTAACAATATTTTTATAATGATTTTCACCTGCTGCAATAATATAATAATGTATAATATAACTACTGCCAATAGTAGCATGAACAAGCCATCACATCTAATTTCTTTTACGGGCGGACTATCATAGAATTGAAAATTTGCCACCTGTAGCTGCGCCTGCTGCATTTTAATATGCTACTTGATTAACTATATATCCGAACAAAAACAACGCCTATAAAGGAAATGCAATGTTGAAATAAAATAAGTAGTGACTATCATTAAGACAATCACTACTTACTTGAACACCTCCTCTCTTTAATCTTTGTTATCTGTATCCCATAATTCTTTCCATCGCTTAGACATTGTAACATTTACAGACGAATCTGTTTCTTGTTTACTTGCATTACTACTTGCTGTAGACATTACAAGTCTTTTATATCATAGGATAATATCTATTAATTCTATCTTGCATTGGATTTATTCCTAGCATTTGCATAATATCTAGATAAGGTCCAATAGGAATTTTATTACTCCAAACTTGGTCATATACACTAGTTCCTAGTAAAGGAATAGCATCTCCTATATTACGATTCAAAAAATTAGTAGCTATAGGCGCAGTACGTATGTTTTTAGCAATAAATTCTTTTCCTATATCACTGCTAGTCTTAGCACCATTTGAACTTTTTGTTGTCTTTAAACTTCTACGTTTATTAGGAAACTCTGCACCACCATAAAGTATATCTTCTAAGCTAGGAACATTAGCAGCTATAATAGGCCTATTATCAGGGATGTAACTAGCTTGTTGTTGAATTTGAGGAGATGGAGAAGGTAAATTTTCAAAATACGCATTTAACTCATCATATGTTTTACCACCAAAAGGACCTCCTGCAGGCGTTCTAACAGGTTCAGCGTTACTTTCAGGTTTACGTCTCCCTATAGATTTACCTGTAAAATTTTGAATTCTATCTACAGCAACTTCATTATCAGAAATATCTATCCAATTTTTATTTCCTTTACGCTTAGTCAAAAGTTTACCATCTTGAATTTTATAATCCCAAACACTATCATGATTTCTAATAATACCGTCATTTTTAGGTTTATTAGATTTCTTCTTTTTAGGCTTGCTACTTCTAGTTCTTGTAAGAGCAGGAGTAGCTGCTACAGTGTCATTATCAACCATCGCATACATAGGTTCTCTAAAAGGACCTACTGGACTAACGTATTGTCCAAGAATACCTGAATTAACAGGTACTATTTCATCTAAATATCTTTTAACCATGATTCCACTTTCTAGCATTAAGAGCAAATATTGCTCGTTTTCTTGTTAAAGGATTTGAACTATGTGAAAGTTCTTCAGCAGTTTTACCAGTTCTCCGCATAGTTTCTGTAAACTTACCTCTATTCTCAGGTTTAATATGAATAGAACCTCCAGAAGCATAAGAAGTTCTAATCGAATATCTTTTATCTTTTTTACCAGATTTTACATAACTTCTTCCACCACCTCTACCACGATTATAATAGGCAGCTGCCATGCTATCATATTCAGCTTCACTTCTACCAGGAAAATCTTTCTTAGCCTGGTCTCTATACATTTTAAGAAGAGAAGCCTGAATACCCATATTATCTACAACAGTTAAACCATTAGAACTATGTATTTTTCTACCTTGCTCATTTGTATTATTTTCATCAGTCCATCTTTCATTTATAAGTCTGGCTTGCCCACTATTAATATAGGTGGCACCGTCATCTGTTCCAAATTCCGTAAGACCTGCTCCACGTTCAGAAGGCTCATGAAGAATTTCATATCCTCTAGAAACACCTCTAGTTTGTTTCTTTTTAACTAAAGAGTTTCTATCTTTTATTTGTGCATCAACAAAACCTTCGTGTTCCATTCTATTAGCAAGAAGCATAGGATTAATACCATATCTACCTGCTACACTATCTACAGCATGGCGCATAACAGGCTCTTGTTGCCAATAAGTACGTCTAGCTTGTTCAGTAGTTCCACCAGCATATGTTACAGGTGTTTTTCTTGTTTGAGCATTAAGGCGTCTTGCATTAGCAACTGCTTTGCCTTTAGTACTATCTAAGTTTCTTCGTTTTGGCATTGTTTATACTTATTTATTATATCTTTAACTTCTTGTTTTTGTTTCATTTCATCAATAGCTTTTTGAGACATTTCTGTAGGAATACCAAACATAAATCCTATAATAGCTGCTCCAAGTTCTTCAAAAGAATCTCCTTTAGCATTTGCCATTTCACGAAGTTCTTTCATTGATTGAGCAAACGATTTACTATTATTTATCATATTTGTTTTTATTAGTTCTAGCTATCTTTAATTGATTCTCCATTTGCTCTCTCTTTACTTGTCTATCTGCTGCTTTGTTATACATATCAGCATTAAACTTGTTTTGTTCAAGAGCAAGTTTTTGACGAGCAAGAGCAGTCTTGTTTGATTCTGCTGCTTCTTGTAATCTCATACGAGCTTGTTCATCTGAGTTATCAACTTGAGGTGTACCAAGAAGAGTCATATCAACATCAATATACTTAAGTTGCATTTCATATTGATATTTGAGTTCTTCAGTTTTTCTATCTTCTTCACCCTTAGCTTGAATTTCAGCAATCTTAGCTTGCAACTCTTCTTGCTTTAACATCTGTTCTGCCTGCTGCATTTCTGCCTCATGCTGCCTCTTTATCTCCATAAACTTATTTACAGTTTCTTTGATTTGAGTAACATTGTTTCCAGTAATAGCAGCAATAGCCATGTCAAGGTCACCGTTTTGAGCAGCACTGAAAGCCCATTGCTGGAGTTGCTGCATCTTCTCGATTTCCTTTTGGTCGTTCTTTACAAGAGCAGTATAATCAGAATAAATAAAACTATCAACGTCAAGACTTACATATCGTTGGTTATACTTATCGTCAAAGAAAGAAGTTTGAAGCCCATCAATATAAGCAAGTTTAGCATAATCGATATCACGTTGATAATCACGTCTGCGCATTTCGTCAAAAATAGTAACAATGATAACACTACCCATAGAGGAACGAGTAACAGCCTCTTGAGTAACCGCATTACCAGCAGATTGTGCAATTTCACCATAACGTTGCATATTCATATCAACCATCTCACGAGCCTCTTGTTTAATAGCTTCGAGAAGGTTTGTAAGTTGAGTTATATAATCACCAAGATTGGCATTAAGTAGACGAATATTAGCCATCTTTTGAGAGTTAGTATCTTCACTGTCATCTACAAGAAGAACACCATCTGCTGCCATTTTATATACCTTATCTTCACTATCAGATGATACAAGAGACTCAGGCAGAAGCAAAATTAACATCTTGTTCTTTGCTATTACCATTTCTCTATGATAAGATATAATATTACGCATTATTTGATAAGGTGTAATAAGTTTAATAATACTAAACTTACCCATAAGAGGAAGAACTTCCATAATACCATTGTAAGGAAGTTTGCCGTTACGTTGATAAGCTATAGGTCTAGCCTTAATAGGATATACACCTGTATATCGTGAACCAATACGATAACCTTCGTATACTTGAGGTTCATAAGTCCACTCTATATTAATATCTCCCATCTCAGGATTAAGTTTATAGTTTTCATCAACCACTCTTTGAGCTTCCATACCTACTTCATTTATATAAGTAAGTATTCCTCTTTTAGCTTCTCCTCTCCAAACAACATGCCAAACTTCAAACAAATGATTGTTAGCTGCGTGAATTTCTACAGGCTCTTTCTTATATAAGTCACGCTCTTCTTTTGTAAACTTCTCACAACTATCTGGCATTTGTTCAAAGTATTGACTATAAAGAAACTTAGTAGAAGCAGTATGACCCATACCATTATCGTAATACTTCTCAAGAAACTCTCTATCCTTAGCATCAAGAACATCATCAAACATATCCATAATCTGAGGATAAGAAAGCATCATTTTCCTTGCAAACATATCATGATCTTCTACAAAGAAGTTAGCATTAGGAATAGGATATGCTTCCATAACAGGAACGTGTTCTTTATACATTTGTTCTCCTCTAATGTCACTATAAGTGTAACATTCACCTAAAGCACAGAAATTAGAAAAGGTTGAAAGATAAAGAACAGTATCTTGAGTGACACTTCTTACGTAGTCAAGTACATCTTGAGCTTGTTTAGATTCTTCATCAATATATTTTTCATTAAAATCTCTAATGAATTCTTCAGGGTCAGGCATAGCATCTTGAGGATTAATCTCTTGTGCTTGTTGCCCTTGTTGAGCAGCCTGTTGTTGCATTTCTTGAAGTCGTCTTTCAAACTCTGCTTTAAATGCTTGTTCAGCTAATTGTCCAATAGCTTCTCTAAGCTTAGCATTCTTTTTGATGATAACTTCTGGATTGCAAGCAGCAACAGTAAATTCGTGAACACCTTTAAAATACTCAGATACATATCTTCTAATAATATCAGACATAATATCATAATTCCTCATAGTAGCAGGAAAACGAGTATATCGTTCCTTACTAGCATTATAAGGATTAAGAGTCTTTTTATAAAAAGTGTTAGGAATATCACCATGTAGAATTGAAAGCTGAACTTCAGTTTCACTTCTATCATTCATAGAAAGCCCAGCAGCAATTACATAATCAATGCAATTTTCATACCACTTAGGTTTTCTTTTTTCAGCACCACTAACTCGTTGTTGTGGAAAATCACCATTATACGTTAGCATATTATTGTTTATATAACTTATTATAATTTACATTTTTTACATCAGGCCTAATCACCCGTATAGGTTTACCATTAACAATCTTAACTTGTGTAAATGGCGGAGAATTAAACTTATTAGTTATTTCATTTAAAAATTCTTTATAATTGTGACTTATATGATTAGTAGGACCAAAATAATAATCATCATAACTATTGCTAGGCACATAAGCTCCTGTTATAAGATAATCAAACAAAGAAGGTTCTATAACATGATGGGCCCTAAACTCTGCAGCATTTTTATCCCTATAAGACTTATTATGAGCATCTTTACCAAGCCATATACCAGAAACATCTCCTTTAAGACTAGGTCTATCGTAATCTTTAGTTCGAAATTGAAATGTATGGGCAAGTTCACTTATATAAGTATTAAGAAAATCTTTACCATTAGGATCTAAAAACATTGGAGCATCAGGTAATATAGGTAAAGTAAATGCTCGCATCTTACTACCATCTTTATATGGAACACTTTCAGCAAATCTCGCAATTTCTGGAGATAAAAAAATCATAGGATTAGCAGACCTACTTGTAATTGTATCTAACTTCCTTATAAATATACTTGGGTCAAAAACACTATCATATTGGGGAAACCTGTTTATAGAAGATAAATCATTATACGCATATCTTCTATATTTACCAAAATGTTTCTTAAATAAATCTATGGTTTCTTTATCTTTTCTATTAAATGTATGTGTAACATTTGGTAGATTTACACTTATACTATCAGCAGGAGTTAAAATAGAATCTACACCAAAGTTACTAGTAGAATAATCAGTTATTCCTGTAGGTTTAATATTATATTTTTCAATATTAACAGTTTTAGCTTTTTTTATATTCCTTAAAGAGTGTTGCATTTGTGCTCTTCTAGCAGGAGTATCTTTTTGTTTAACCTGAATCATACGATTAATAGGTCTAACAATATTAGCTGTATTATCTGCTGGAGCAGCGTTATCTAAATATCTTCGTCTAGGCATATTACACCTCCCTATCTCCTTGTTCTACATAAAACCTCAACATTTTAATATCATTTACAATTAACGGACTTTGACCTTGTTCCCAACTACTTTTGAATTCAACTTCAAATGTACTAGCATCATCTACTTCAGAACAATGTTCTACGTGTATCATTGGATTTCCCATATTACTTATCCCATGTATTAGGACTATTATTTTTAACCATTTGATAAATTGCATAGCAATAAACTATCCATGCAATACAAGTTAAAATAAAACATATAATATCTTTCAAAGAATAATTATCAAACATACTAAAACCATTCTCTTTTAAATATATTATTTTTATCAGTTTCAAGAACTTTCTTTCTATGAGCAAGTTCTCTTGCAGCTTCCACATCTGTAAGTTTCCATTGAAGTGCTCGTATAATCATTTCTGAAACTCTATCAAAGTTACCAATACTATTCCATTTTTTAAGTTCAAGAATAGATTGATAATCGTAAATAGTTTGAAATAATCTTTTGGGTCTACCAAGTTCGTCTTTACCAATTTCAGAATAAAGCATTTCTTTAAGAAGTCGCAGACCTTCAAGTTTTCTTGCAGTGTCACCAATTATAATACCATAATCAGCAGTTACACTGCCCTTTAATGAAGTATCCCAAAGTTGTACTGGGTCTTTCATAAGATATTTAGTTGCTTTCCACTTCTTAAAATTAGTAACAGTTTCACCTCGGTTAACCTCAACACCAACAGTACCAATACAATTATAATATCTCGCAAGCAAATAACATATTCTATCAGCTTCTTCAAGTTTTTCTGGACGACCATAATATGCTGCAACAAGTGCAGTTTTAAATCCATTATAGGAAGTTGGGTTCATCCAAACTTTGATACTGTTATGAGAATGTTTATTAGTAATAAGTTTATTCTCTTTATTTACACCTACAGGGTCGTAACTAATACTATACAAACCTGGAGGTACACCCATTACTAAGTTACCACTTTTATCAGTGTATTGATACTTTTGAGGATTAAACCATTTACGAATACAACCATGATGATGTTCATGACCTTTAATAGGAACACCTTCAATCCAATCAAAAAAATCTACATTGTGCTTACCACCTTCAGCTTCAATCCTAGCATTTGGTTTAAATTCAACAGTATTACCTTTTTCATAAAGCATACCATCAACATAAAACTTAAATGCATTATCAGTTCTAAGACGTTCTTCCCAAGCCATAAGTTCTTCACTACTAAAAAGATTTTCTGTAGTAGAACTAAAAGATTCAGCTGGCATATTAGCATATTGACCAAGATAGTTAATGTAATCACTAAATGTCTTAGCTGTTTCTTTTTTATGAGCACGTTCTTTATAAGCAACTCTAAGTCCAGCTTCTAGATTAGAGTTACCGTCTTCATCCATAGAAAGAACTCCATCTATCTCACCTTGAAGTCCCCAACAATAAGGTTTAAAATAACCACAAACTTCATTACGACAATCTTTATCCCAAACATTCTCAAAAGGCATAAAATGATAAGATGTTGGAGAATAAAAGTTTTGTTCAAAAGTTTGCATATTACCAGCAGTTGCAGTACCCCAGCAATCAAGATGTCCAGTAACATAACTACCTGTACGCATAGCAGGTTCAGTAACACTCATAAAATCATCAAAGTTATCCATAGTAGATAACTCCTCAACTTTGACTTTTACTGCGTCTTTACCAATAGCACAGTTAGGATTGTTAAAAGAAGATACACTAAACAGTGCAGATTTCCAAGATTTAGGAGATTCAAGCCCACTAGGAAGTTTGAAACCTAATCTATAATTCTCTTTATCTGTAGAAAGAATACCTCTTCTAAAAGGAGTTTTAGTTTCATAGAAACGAAGATTGTTAATAGTAAAATCAGTAAGACCACCAGTAGCAGTTAAATACTTTTTATCAACAGCTACATGAATAGATACTTTACGAGGATTGAGATTTAATTCATTGGCGCTATCAGCAGCCATAATATATGAAAATCCACCACGACGAGTTTTATCTATAATAAGATGAAAACCATTTCTTATAGCAAAGTCCATTACATGAAATGTCCAAAATTGGGCATCAATGAACATAGGAAAATCATATTTCTTTTTACCTGTAGCTGCTTTACTTGTAGTCTTTGCTGTACTTACATCAAGAAGTTCAATCATAGTATAATTAAGATAATTATACATACTACCAGTTATACGAACTTCTTGAATTTTACCATCTCTTAATAAACAAGGTGCTGAATAACCATGTCTTCTTCTATACTCCTCTCTTTTCCTTAATTGCATATGAGGAATACTATCTTCTTTAAAACGTGTATACGTTTTTTCTTTACGATAGATGTCTGCCATTTGTGTAAATAAATGAGTATTTACAAAACGGTCACCTTCGTGAATATTAAGAAGAAATCCTCCACTATCTCCAATAAGAAACAAATCATCAGGGTCGTCATACCCAGCATCCTTTGCGTGAGTATAATGACTCTTATCTTCTTTTATATATTGAAGAAAAGGATATGTTCTGATATATTCTTCTACAGAATTATTCATTACAACAATGATATAACTAACAATATCAACACACCAATACCAGCACCACCAACTACATTTCTTTGTTTCTTGTATTTCTTTGATTGTGCTTGATTATAATTAACCTCTTGCTTGAGTGCATTGACAACAACTGAATCATTTTTGACCATTTGTCTAAGATCAGCATTAATTTCTTTTTCATATTTAAGTTCTATCATTTTGGCATTAGCAACTCTTAAATCATCAACAGCTACTAAAACACTGTCAAGTACACCCCCCGTAGAAGGGATGATGCTATTCTCTGACCAACTCTTTGAACAACTTAACAGTACTATCGTTGTCAAGATTACGAACCTTAAATACTTCTTCATATTTAATACTATCTTTTTGATAAACTACTAATTTTATACTATCATTAGCTTTAAGAACTGAATCAATATCAATCCTTTCCTTTACTGGCGGTGTAACTGTATTACGTTCATCACATTTAGATGCAAATATTACTATAAAAAATATAAGCACTATACAAGTAATACAAACAATACTATCTCTAAAATAATGTTCTTCGTTCATTTTACATCTTTTTCATTAAGTAGTGTATAAGTAAATGTATTGCCATAAAGTTGTCTTTGTTTTTTACATAAATCCATAAATGACTTAAACTGATGAGGGTCAGCAAAAACTTGACAACCAGCAGACCATTTATCTACTTTATACATTTGTCTAAATTCATGAGATCTGTGAATATTAATACCAAATATACCTTTATCAATACGTTCAGCATTCATATCATAAATCTCATCTCTATTATTATCACGATAAACTTTAATAGGTTTACGTTGCACAAGTGCATCGTATTGCCCTTTATGTTTACCTATTTCCCAACAACCTCTATATTGTCCAGGAACAAGAATAGCTGTACCTTTAGGATTAAGTTCTTTCTTAATCATATAATACAAGCCAGGTTCTGTTGTAATTTGATAACTTTGTCTAGCCCACTTACCACTAGGAGTTTTATAAACTACAACAAG